GCATTTTATTCAGTATGTATGGGAGACTTAGCATAATGGCACACGGAACAATAGCATTTGATACATTAACAACATCTGATTCAGTTAATACTAGTACAGAGAAGTCTATTAACACGAGTTATATTTTTAATGGTGTAGCTAAAGCATGGATAAATCTTGATGGAACAGGAACAATAGGCACAAATGATAGCTTTAATACAGGAAGCACAACAGATAATGGAACGGGCGATTATTCAATAACTATTACAAATGCTATGAGTAATGGTCTTTATTCACATACATTTGGAGACTATACTTCTGACAGAAATGATGTTCAAGTGTCAGGAAGTGCAGGTAATGTGCCGACAACAACAGTAATGAGAATACAATGTGTGCAAACAGGAAACAGTCCAGACGATGCAGACCAAGCCTGTGTTACAATACATGGAGATTTAGCATGACAAAAATAGAAACACCAGAATTTCAAGGCACACATCTTTGGGATAGATTGTGTTGGGCAAAAGAAAAGTTAGAAAAGAAACAATCTGATTATCGTGTGGTATGGGAAGACCCAGATGCACCAGAAGAATGTGCAAAAGTAACAGTTCCAGATCCTAATTGGATGGCTTGTGCATTACAGGGTGGTATTTTACCTCCAGTTGAAGTATATTGGGCGTTAGCAGAAGATGAAGCAAAACCAGATTTTAAAAAACATACAAGGGGTTATTTATTGCATAATACAAAACCAATTGATGCGATGACAGAAGAACAGGCGATAGAGTATTTAATTATGAAGGATATACCACAAAGAGTGTGGAGAGATTACGAGAAAGCCAATAGACCTAGATTGGTTATCTGTAAAACGGATCAACTTCCAACAACAAGAGCATGGCGAAATGCTTGGAAGATTGATGAAAATGTTAACAAAAGCCAAAAAGTAGCATAAGGAGATAGATATGGCGAAAACAATGATAATGGATAAAGATGGTAAAAGTATAGATGCTTCTACAGCAACAGTTCCATCTGATAGACATTTTAGAGATGCTTGGAGCTTGTCTGGAACGACTATTACAGAAGACGTAACAGCAGCTAAAGTTATTTTTAAAGATAAAATAAGAGAAGTAAGAAAAGATTTACTTGAAGCACAAGATGTAGCTTTTATGAAAGCATTAGAAGCTGGAGATAGTTCTGCTCAAACAACTGCTAAAAATGCAAAGACTGCATTAAGAAATGCACCTGCGGCTCAAGCGATTACTGATGCAGACACGATAACAAAGTTAAAGGCAGCTTGGGATGCAAGTACATTAGGAACAAGTCCTTACGCATAGGAGTATAAGCAATGGCTTTAACTAAAGTAGAAGCAGACGGAATTAATTTAGCAGATACTTTTGCTTTTAGTGGTACTGTTTCTGGAGCAGGATTAAGTGATACTAATGCTAGTGTGTCTAGTTTAGTTAAACAATGGGGAAATTTAAATGGTTCATCTTTTGGTCTTAGAGACAGTATGAATACAGCCTCTGCAACAGACCACGGAACAGGAGACCATACTTTTACTCTAACAAATAATATGGACAATGATGATTATTCTGCCCAAACAACACATAACTCTGTTACTAATGGAGATAAAAATAGTTGTATGTTAGCTCGTGGTGCTGACCCTACTACAAGTGCCTATCGGGTAGAAACTTGTGCTCAAAACGGCACAAAAGCAGATTGCACTCAAGTGTTGGGATTAATTGCAGGAGATTTAGCGTAATGCCATATATAGGAAGATCAGAACAATTTGGGGTAAGAAGTAGGTTTCAGTATCAAGCCACTGGAAGTCAAACTTCATTTAGTGGCAGTGATGCAAATTCATTAACATTAAGTTATTCCGATAGTTTGTATATGGATGTTTATCAAAATGGTGTTTTACTTAAAGCTGGAACAGATTACACAGCTACTACTGGTACAACTGTTGTTTTAACAACAGGTGCAAGTTTAAATGATGTTGTTGAAATGGTTGTGTATGATACATTTTCTGTAGCTAATTCATATACGAAAACAGAAGCAGATACGAGGTATCCGTTTAAAGGGAATAATAGTATTATCAGATTAAATGGAAACACTATAAGTGCAGACATAACAATAGATAGTGATGAGAATGGCGTTAGTGCAGGTCCTATAACACAATCGGCAACTGTTACTGTTAATGGTTATTGGAGTATCGTATGACAAGTCAATTAAATGTAGATACCATTGTAGATAAAGCAGGTAGTGGTGGCACGAATGTTAAGATAGGTAACACTGCTGTTACTGTTTCAGAAGGTGGTAGTGCTACGACAACAACTGTACAAGGATTATCAAAGGTTTGGGTAAATTATCAACAGAACACCCCTGCTGTTCGTGATTCACTTAATGTTAGTGGTGTAACAGATACTGCTACAGGAAGATATGCAGTTGCTTACACAAATAGTATGGGAAATGCTTTATATTCTGCGTTGTGTAATTCTATAAATTTTCATAACCATGTAGAAAATGCAAGTGGTGCAAATAGTGAAGCATCAATGACAACAGGTGATTGTGATTTTATGGGGCAGGATAGCAGTAATACTAATGCCGATGCTGCTCTAACAAGTATTGGAATATTTGGAGATTTAGCATAATGGCTAGTCAATTAAAAGTAGATACAATTACAGGTGTAACCACAGCAGGTAGTGTAGTAGTTACAGGTGAGGGAAACTCAACGACAACCAATCTTCAACAGGGATTAAATAAAGTTTGGTTTACATTAGGAGTGGATGCAGTTCAAGACGATAGCTTTAACTGTAGCTCCGTAGACGATGATGGTTCAGGAGATTATGGAATACACTTTACTAATGATTTTAATAATGCCTTATACTCATCAAGCATTGGAATGACTGTTACAGGATTAAACGATAGATATATGGTACAAAGTCCTAGTAAAGCAGCAGGTGCAGTTGAAGTAAGGCTAATGAGCACAAACGATGGAAGTGCTTCAGAGTCTAATATAACACACGCAGAAATGCAAATTTGTGGAGATTTAGCATAATGGCTTTTGGTACTTTAAAATTTGATACGCTAACAACGTCTGATACAGTCAACACAAGCACAGAAAAGTCTATCAATACAGGATTTTTATTTAATGGCATTACTAAAGCATGGATAAATCAAGATGGCACTGCATCAGGTGCAGCAGCGAGAGATAGTTTTAATATTAGTGGTGTAACAGACACAGGAAGTGGAAACTATACAAATGCCTTTAGTAACAGCATGAGTAGTGCAAATTGGACTAGTCAAATTAGTGCAAACAATGGAACAACAGATGTCAGTGGAGCACACGATTATGGTTTTGCAGTTGTTGATAGAGCAACAAGTAGTTATCGTATAGATATTGAAAACGCAAGTAATTCTCAAACCGATTTATCTTTAACTGATACTGCAATACACGGAGATTTAGCATGATAGAGACACCTGAATTTCAAGGAACACATTTATGGGAAAGACTATGTTGG